GTAAGCTGCGCGCGGTGTCATAGACCTCTTTAGCCTTTGGGCGGTCGAGGAGTAGCACGCCCTCTAGGTGCGTCTCGCGCCCGCGCGTCTCAACGCTGAGCGGGTAGCCTAGCACATTCTCAACGCCGGGCTTGTGGTCGAGGTTAAGCCAGCCCTTGCGGAGGAAATAGCTAAAATCTAGGCCGTTCTGCGCGATTGTCTCGCCCTGTAAGTCAACGCTCTCAGTAGAGATCACGCCCCTAATCAAAGCGGTTGGGCGCTCCTCATCGGGCGCGGCGTCGCTCTTAAAAATGTCTATCGAGCCTGTTAACTTCATGGCGCCTCCTTGTCGGCGATTATGCGCCCGTCGCGCGTCACAGTCTGCCCCGGTCTTACGGTGATTGTATCACACCTACATCTAGGGTGAGGCGGGTAAACAGTCGCGCGGTAGTCTGCGCGGCGCCTCCCCACATTCACGCCGTTTGATATGAGCTCACCAGGGGTGAATAGGCGCGGGGTTTGGTCGGGGTTGAGGAATAGCGCCCGGCAAGTCTTACAGGCGCCCGTTTCGGGTATGCGCGCGATCTTGGCGCCCTCGCCGCCTGTGTAGAGCGCGTGGTAAAGCTGGCCCTCGTTGTGCGCCGCCTGTAGCTCTGTCTCCGCGATGCGCTGAAAATCGCGCGCTAGGTCGCCCGTGCGTTGGCGTATGCGCCCCGCTACATCTGCGGCGGTGTCATGTGTCAATACGGCGGCGCCCACCTCTGCGCGGATCACCTCAAGCGCCGCCGCGCGCTTGGCGGGGTCGGGTGTGTTGAGTAGCTGTGGGCCGTTCCATCGCTCATAAAAGCGCGCGCTAATCTCATCGGCAAAGTCCACCCCGAGCCCGCGTATATAGCCGCCTGCGTTGCGATACGCCTCTAGCAGTCCTGCGCGCTCGCTTTGGCTGATCCACTTGGGGATAGCCTGGGGCGGCGGTAGAGGGCCGGGGTTAGGCGGTACGGGGCGCTCTACTTTGAATAGAGGCGCGGTGGCGTCTATGCGGGGCGCTGTCGCCTCCTCGCGCGCGCTGATCGAGGGGCTTAGCCTGTCCACCCATTCCCTTAGCGTGGCGTAGCGCATCTTAGCCCGCTCCGCCTCGCTCGCGTTAAAGTAGGGGGCGCCCGCGAGCCTGATAAATAGGATAGGGTCTAGGGGCTGGTCTGCGCGCCGGCGGCCGTCTGCGTTGTAAATAGCGGCGGGGTCTAGGTGCCCCTGCTCGATGAGCTCCGCGATCCGCTCGTCTGTGAGCCCGCTAGCGCGAGGCCCTAAGAGCTCCACTATGAGCCCCTCATATCGCGCCTGTATGAGCTCACGCGCCCTCAGCTCAGCCTCTACTAGCCTCATTTTCTAAACACCCTTAAAACGGCCTTAGCGAGCGCGTCGCCTGTGGCGGGTTCAATCTCCGTGCGCTTAAAGCCTGTTTTAGTAAGCCATGCTCTAAACTGCTCGACGGTGTAGCGGGTGCGGTCGGCTCTTAGCGCCTGTATCTCTGCGCGTCCGTCGGCGGTGATGCCGTAAATCGCGCTGATACCTGGCGCTATCTCGCCACGCCTAAAGCGCTTGTAGCCTGCGGGGTCTGCCTGGCGCGCGGCGTGTTCGTTGGGGTATGGCACGGGCTAGCCCTCTGCATCGACTGAGCGATACGCCCCGCGCGCGTCGGCGGGGAGGTTGTGTCTTTCGGCGAGCTGAGCGCCTAGCTTGTCCGCCGCTTCGTTATAGTCTAGTGGAGGTGCGGCGAAAAAATCATCCACTTCGGGGGCCTCTGTCATTGAGATAAACTCATCTATAGAGTCCTCTAGCGCGGTGGGCGTGGGGTTGAGCACAAATAGCTTTAAAAAGCTGTTGGCGAGGGGGTCGGCGCTCACGCGGTTAATCATGCTCCGAATATCACGCGCCGCCGCGAGGCTCTCGCCGCGTTGCTCGCCAAAGTCAAATGTACTCTGACCGAATAACATCTCTCTAATGTTCGCGTCGCGCTTCTCGGGGCTCTGCCGCGCTTTGATTATGTCTTTATTGAGCGCGTAGTTATAAACGGCGATAGCGTCGGCTAGGCTCTTGCGCGTCTGATCGCTGAGCCCCTGCGCGGCTAGCTTACCTACGGCTACGGTGAGGTTCTCATAGGTGCTAAAATCGAGGCTCGCTAGTAGCGCCTCGTCACGGAGGATATAGCCGATTAGCGTCTGCATAATCAGCTCTCGCCCGTTGGCGTTTAGCGTGCCGTCGTCGCGGATATATTCAACGGCGTTCTGATCGGTGATAATCTTATCGCGCCTTAGCGCCGTTAAAAAGTCCGTGAGCGCGTTGCTCGGTTTGGTTAAAAAGCGGTTTATTGAGTAGTCCGGCGGTACGCGCGCGAGGGTCGCTTTAAGTGTTCTTAGCGTCTCTTGGCTGAGCTGTGATGCAAGCGCGCGCCCCTTTATGCGCCCCTCCATGCCTTGCATCTTGGTAGCGTTCGCCGCGCGCACTATCTGGGCTAGCGTGCGGGTGTCATCGGCGGGTGGATCATACACGCGCACTAACATAGGCGCTTTAAGGGCGTCCACATCGGCGGGGCTAAAGCCGAAAGCGGCCGCCTCCTCGCGTAGCTTGTCTTTGTAGGCCTGCGCGTGGTCGGGGCGGTTAGCGTAAACTAGCTGTAGTGTCATAGTGCGGCTATTCCCGCCTAACACTACGCCCTCGGGGGTGATGATGGGGGCGCCGTTGGTGGCGTCGGGGTTGGTGTTGATCATAAAGTCGGGGTTAAAGCCGCTCACATTCCTCAAAACCTTGAGCTGTTCGCCGCGCTCTTGATGATATGCGCGCTCCTGTATCCCTTCGGGGTAGTCCTGGCGCGGTGAAAAGCTGAGTGGGTCGTGTGAGGGTATCGCGTCGCCCGCCTCGATGAGCACATAGCGCGCGCGCTGTCGCTCGCTCTTACCAGGTAGCCCCGGTAGAATAATATCCATCTCTCGCCCCTCGCGCTTTGGCTCCGTCTGTGAGCCTAAGAGCGCGATTACGCGCGGATCGAGGGCAAGGGCGGGGTTGCCCTTAACTAGCTCGCTCAACTGCTCTAGGAGGGCGTTAACCTTCGCCGCGTCTTTGCGTGCGGGCTCGCGCTCCTCGCTTTTGTCAATGTCCTCATAGGTCGGCGTTGGTAGCTCGCCCGCGTTGGCCTGCGCGTAGTCGTCAAAAATAAACTCATACTGCCCGCCTAATAGCGTGAGGCTCCAGGCTGTTTGATCTGCCCGCCGTGCCGCTGCGGGGCCTGGCGTGTAAACGGTTGCGCCGTTGGCGGTGATAGTCTCGCGTAGCCGCCCCTCCGCTAACGCCTGCTCTAGCGCCTCCCTCATCTCATCGCTCGCGCGCCCTCTCGCCGTGCGGCGCCTTGAGCCGTCTATATCCTGCTCGACCTTTGAGCCCTTAATGAGCTCCGCCGTGAGCGTGTCCACGCGCGGCGCACCTGTGAAAACCTGGTCTTGGTCACGGCGCTCATAGAGGGCCGCCGCCTTTGCGGTGTCACCCTCCGCTAGCGCTCTGCTGAGGTCTGCGCGGAGGGCTGAGCGGGCACCCGCGCCTAGCGCCTTGTCGGTTGCGCTGTAGTCGCCGCCCTCGCTCTCTGGCATCGTCTCAAAGTTATTCGGGCGCTCGCGCTTGGGTGCAGGCGCTGAGGGCGCGGAGGGTGCGGGCTCCTCCTCGATCCCCGCCACGCGCCTAGCCTCTTTTAGCTTCTCCGCCGCGCGCTGTGCCTGCTTCTCTGCCTGCTTCACCTGGCGCTCAAGCGCGGGCGCGTGGTGGGCGCGTAGTAGCGCCGCGAGCTCGTCGCGTGTCATCTCTACACTAGCGCCGCTCTCGTCATGCTCAACGGTCAAGCGCTCGCCGTCGAGCGCCTTGATATGAAAATGGCCCTCCTGCCCGTTGTGCGTGAGCCTAAAGGCCGCCCCCTCCTTCATGTGCTCCTTTAGCGCCACGCCCCCGCCGTGTTGCTCTCTGTAAAAGTAGGTGTAGCCCCCGCCCGCCTTTGGCACACGCTTAATATATTTGTGCTGTCTCGCTTTGATCAAGTCGCTGAACATCTTAACGCTCCTCATCTGCGCTCATGCGCTCGATAGTGTCTAGTGTGCGCTCCACCCACGCGCGCCCCGGATCGCCGCCCCATAAGAGCCACGCTATAGCGCCGGCGCTTGGCCCGCCGTCTGGGTGTGTGCCGCGTGCGTTCTTGGCGTGGCGGCTAAAAAAGCCTCTCATCATTTTAAGGGTGTCTAGGGTGAGCTCGTCGCGGTGTGAGAGGTTAACGGCGCGTTGCACCCCCGAGCCTATCCCCTGCTCCCCCGCCTCTTGTGTGCTGAGCCCGCCGCGCTTGTACTTGCGGCGGAGCTCTAGCCCTCTGCGCGCCGCGCGGGCTACTGCTTCGGGGGGGCGTGTGAGCCCTGGTGGTAATCCTGCCTTGCTGATCGCGTCTGCGTCCGCCTCGCGGGCTAGGTCTGCGTCGGCTGTGGTGCGCGTCTTGCCCCCTGTTAAAAAGCTATATACGCGCGCGATAGCCCATTGTTCGGCGGTGGCGCCTGGGCGGTGTCCGCTTGTCGCCCACGCCTTGAGCCCTCGGTCATATACGCGCCGTAGGATAGCGCGACGCACCCCGCCCACCTCCGCCGCCGCTCTTAAAAAGGCCTCCTTGCCGGGGCCCTTCTGCTCCTCGCGCACCTGCGCGGCTAGCGCCGTGCGTGTGTACTTTGAGGGGCGCGTAGGTGTGTCATCGCCTGGCAAGTCCTCATATAGCGCCCGCCCTGTGATCCCCTCATCTTGCCGCCGCTCTATCACGCGCTCTCGCGCCGCGCGCGTTTCTGCGTCTAGCCCTGTGAAGTATTTAGCGGGGTGCTCTCGCCCGTCGCCGTCGGTGTCCACGCCCTTTTTAACGGGGGCGGGCGCCGCCTCTAAAAGCATATCTGCGAGCTCATCGGCGAGGCTCTCGGCGCGGCGCGTATAACGGCGCGTCATATCCTCCGCGAGCTCTCTTATTAGCTCTACCTCTCCCCCGCGCCCTCGCGCTTTGAGTATCTCGATAACGGGGATAACGGGCGCGTAGGGCTCCATTTCAACGGCGCCCCGCACCTCACCCGCTGATATTCCGCGCACCCGCTTTGCTCGTTGTGCGAATAGCTGGCGGGCGACCTCCCACAAGGTTAAAGGGTCGCTGAGGGCGGCGCGCGGGCCGTTTATGTCTATGCTGTACATAGCCCGCCCCCTTTAACGGTTGAGCGCTTTGAGGTCTAAGAGCTCCGCGATCATAGCATAATCATAGCTCCCGCGCTCAAATAAGGCGCGCTGAGCTCTGCGTTTGCGGGGGTCGGCGCTTGTCTCGATGATCCTAGCGTCTGCGTCTGTTAGAGCGCCTGTGAGCGCCGCCGCTCTCATGATCTTAGCTGTGAGCGCGGCGTTCTTAGCCTCCTCTAGCGGTGTGCTTGATGGTCTTAACACGGTGACGGCGCGGCGCTGCCCTTGTCTATAAACTCGCGCGGTGCTTTGGGCGAGCGTGTCGGGGCTCCAGGGCGTTGAGAGGTGCGCTACATAGTCGGCCCGCTCTTGTAGGTTGGCGCCCGTCTCAAGGGCGCGCGTCTGCCCGCACACCACACGCGCGGCGCCGGTGTTCAAGCGCCCCTCTATTTCTGCTCTCGCGCGGGCGCTTGTCTCGCCTGTGTAGAGGTCTATGAGCTCACCCGCGAGCCCTCGCCTTATGAGCGCCGCCCGCGCGAGGCTGAGCCCCTCTGTGTACTCACAAAAGAGCACGGCGCCCGCTGTAGGGTCGGCGCTTAGGTGCGCCGCTACCTGGTCGGCGATAAGCGCTAGCTTAGGGCTCTCGTAGTGCGGGGCGAGGCGCGCGAATGTGGGGGAAAAGAGCGCGGGGCTGATACCTAGTTGTTCAATCCGCACCCCTAGCGCCTGGGCGTTGGCTGTTGCCCCCTCTGCGGCGATCTGCGCGAGGTGTCCACGCTCACCCCTCAACGCTGCCTCATACTCTGCGGGCGCCTCCTCGCGCTCTATCTGTGCATGAGCGAGCGCCCTTAAAATGCGCCGCTGTATCTCATCGAGCTCTAGGCGGGGGGCGAGGTCGCGCCGGGGCGGTAGGTCTAGGCGGGCGTCGGGGTCGGTCGCCGTTCTCACAAAAAGCACACCCTTAAGGCGCTCGTAGAGCTCGCCGAGCCTATCCGCCCTCAGCGCCCCCGCCGTGTAGCTGGCGCCCTCTGTAGAGCTCCAGGCGTCATATACTCGGTAGGTGTACCTATCGCAAAACTCTTGATAACCTCCAAGCGCCCCTGGCGCTATGCGATCCACCACTAAATAAAAGTCCTCTACCCTGTTAGGCGCGGGGGTGCCTGTGAGCCCTAACACACGCGCCGCCCGCTCCGCGAGGGCCTCAAAAGCGCGCGCTATTTGGCCGTCCTGCGCCTTAGCCTTATGCGCCTCATCGAGTATCAATAGCGCGGGCTGTGTGCTGAGTATCTTTGCAAAATAAGCGTAATCTAGCGCTAGTGTCTGATGTGTGATCACTAATAGCTCAAGCTCTCCGTTATAGAGCCGCGTATAGGCGCCCTCTCGCTTTTCGGGCGTTGCCCCTGTTAACACCTGCGAGGCGCGCGCGCTCATCTTGAGGTGTTTTGTCCAGGCGTTATGTGCGCTTTTAGGTGCGGCGATGATCACGCGCCGCACCTCCCCACGGTTTAAGAGCTCTTGCGCGGTGTAGAGCGCTATAAGGGTTTTACCTAGCCCCATCTCAAGCGCTAACAGCGCGCGCGGGTGGGCGAGGCTAAAGGCTATCGCCCGCGCTTGGTATAGGTGCGGGGTGTATGGGCTCGATAGCCCGGCGGGTGTGTCGGCGTAAGTGTCCACCCACACGGGGCGCGCGCTTAGTGGCTGGCGCTCATGATCGAGGTAGCCCGCGCTAAATGCCTCGCGCTCTGTGTCCGTCCACGCCGCCCACATATCCGTTAAGCGCGTCGCAAGTCGCGCTAGGCGCTCCTCCTCTGTGGCGCTCAGCCTCGCCCCGCGCCCCGCCCTCTGTAAGAGCTCTAGGGCGCTCGCGCGGGTGTGCGCGTAGCCTAGCGCCCTAAGCACCCCGAGCCCGTCTAGGTGGTCTTGTGCGTCTGCGCGCCTCATCGCCTCGAAGGCTAGCGCCGTCCATAGCGGCGGGCGGTCTATCGTGGGGGCGGGGCGCGCGGCGCTCATTATTTCAGCTCACACATACCGCCGGCGCAAGCGTCCACGGCTAGAGGCGCGGTGGTGTCCTCGCCCTCTAGCTGTGCTTCATAGTCCACCGGCTGAGCGCTGCGCTTGATGAGCTCCCAAAGCGCGCGCGCCTCTATCATCGTCGCCCGCCGCTCTGGTGTGGGGTTCATCGCGTCTATCTCCTCGTCTGTGTAGATCGCTTGAAAAGGCGCCTGCGGGTAATCGTAATCACCGCTCGCGCCTAAGAGGCTCACCCCTCTATAGCTGGCGCGGTGTTCCCACAAGTCCGCCTCAACGGCCTCCCATTCGTCGGGCTGTACGCTCACCGTGAGGCTCACATTGTGACAAGCGCCCACTAGCCTCTGAGGGCGGGCGGTGCCTGGCTTCACCCAAGCGCTCAGCGCTACGCGGGCGCGGGCTAGTAGATCAAGCGCCGTGAGCTCGTCGCGCGTGGTGCCCTCACCCTCACACGCAAAAACAGCCGCGTAATCGCTCCCCCAAGCGCTTTTTTCTACGGCTAGGGGGTTGGTAGCGCGGTATGCTTGAAAAACGCTCTCACGCTCGCTTGCCTGCACGCGGCGGAGGTAGCGCCGCGCGTGTGCGGGGTGGATACCGCTTGATGTGCCTAGAACTAAGCTGGCCGTGCCCTCCGGCTTTACGCAAGTCACCCGCGACGCCTGGCGCGTGCCTATCCTTGCCGCCGTGTCTGCGTTCTCTTGTACAGCCGCCCGCGCCGCCGCCTCTAGCGTCTCCGCGTCTAGCGTGAGGTCGGGCCGCGCCGCCATACCACACAAGCTCACCCCTAACAGCGCCTCGCGCTCGATGATCGCGCGCGAGGTCGCCCCTAAATATCCCGTGTCCGTGTAGCTTGCCTGGTATGTACCCAAGCGCGCGGCTAGGCGGGCGAGCTCCGCGAGGTGCGCCGCGTCACGCGCCGCCGCGACATTCACCGTTGAGAGGTTGCAAGCGCTCCACCCGCTCTCAAAGCTGTAGCCCTGCGCCTCCCACTCAGCGCGGCGCGCGGGGTCGAGGAGCTCGACGGTGTAGCGCTCGACCTGCTCGCCGTGGTGCTTGATGTGCGTGGGGCACATGAGGATTTCAACGCATGGGTTAACGGCCCATTCCGTTGAGTCGAGATACACTAGCCCCGGCTCGCCGTAGGTGCGCGCCGCCCTAAATAGCTCGCTGTACCGCTCGCGGGGCGTGTCGGGGGTAATAACGGCGCTGATGTTCGCCCGCGCTCTGTGGGGGTGCGTTATGTACCACTCCGGCGCCGTCTTGGCGTTGATCATCTCCTCATCGTCTGCGTCAAAAATGGCTATCGTCGCGCTCCGCCGCGTGCCCGCTGTGCGGGTGCAGTCGGCTAGATACATCGCACAGTCAAAAGCCTCGATAGGGCGCAAGCGCCGCCCCTCAGCGCCCCTCAAAACCTGCTCGATCCCCTCAAGCGCGAGGCGCAAGGGCTCGGGCCCCGGCGCGGTGCCGCCTACGCTGAGGGGCGAGCCTGCGGGGCGCACCTGGCTAAAGTCGAATAGAGGGCGCGGCGCCCCGCTCATGTAGGCGCTGATGAGCGCGTGTGTAGCGTCCGCCCACCCCTCTATTGAGTCGGCTACGGTGTAGGGCGCGGAGCTCATCGGGGCGCTGATCGGTGGTAGCTTGTCCGTGTGGTGCCTCTGCACGCTAAAGCCTACGCCGGAGCCCGCTAAGAGAAGCCATAGCGCCTCAGCGAAAAAGCGGGGGCGGTCGCAATAGCTTGATGTGCAGTTATAGAGCCTCATATTTTTTCGGGTCACGCCTGCGCCCGCAAACTGTAAACCTCGCATTGAGGGGAGTATCTCACGCCGCTCAAGCGCCCCCTCTACCTGGTCAATCTGTGCCGCTTCATGTGGAAATCGTGAGCGGTGCATCTGTGCGGTTCGCTTTACCGCCTCGCTCCAAGTCTCACGGCGCCCTGCCTCCGCGTTATAGCGCGCGTACTTACTCTTAAAAACATACTCCGCCAACATGATCTAGCTCTCTCGCGTGTGTGGGTGCGCGCGCCTCTCCACCTCGAAGGCGCGCGGGGCTGATAGCGTATAGAGACACCCGCCCCGCCCTCAACACCTCAGCGTTAAAAGCTCGTTTTTACGCGAATAGAGCGCTCAAAAAAATCGGCGGGGTTGGGCTCCTCCTCGCCCGTGTCCTCACCGCCGGGCGCCCCCGCGTCTTGTCCGTGCGCGTT